AGCGATATAACATAACATTGAAAGCAGCGATATAATGCCTAACCCTAACCCTAACAGAAGTGGCCTTAAAAACTTCAAGAAAGGCCAATCAGGAAACCCAGGCGGCAAGACGAAAGAAACTGTAAGCATTGAACGCAGTAATGCTGAAAAGGCTCTAAAACTTAGGGCTATGGGGCTTGATGCGCTGCTTAATAGCTTGGATGGTGCAGATGATGGTAAAGCATTGGAAGCCCTTCTAAGCCCATATGCCCTTAAAATGCTAAAAGACGCAGAGGACAGGGGGCTAGGCGCACCAGTGCAGGCGGTTATATCCCCAGATGGGTCGGCTAAATTCCCAGACATAATTCAGCTTGTAACCCCGAATAATGACAACAGCACAGATTGAACTATCCCCAAAGCTAATTCCTGTTTTCCAAGGCGCAGCTCGCTATAGGGGTGCATATGGTGGCAGGGGTGGCGGGAAAACACGTCCATTCGCATTAATGACCGCCGTGCATGGCTATCGGTGTGGAATGGCTGGCATAAGCGGGCAGATTGTTTGCGGGCGTGAATATCAGAACTCACTTGAAGACAGTTCTATGGAAGAAATCAAGATTGCCATACGATCTGCACCTTGGCTAAATGCTTACTACGAAATAGGTGAGAAGTTCATACGATCAAAGGACGGGCGCATAAAATACACGTTCTGTGGATTAAGGTATAATCTTGACAGCATAAAGTCAAAGGCCAGGATATTATTACTATGGGCTGATGAAGCCGAAGCGGTAAGCGAAGTCGCTTGGCGTAAGGTTATCCCAACAGTGCGGGAAGCCAATTCAGAGATATGGCTAACATGGAACCCTGAAAGCCCCGAAAGCGCAACGCATAAGCGATTTAGGGAAACTATTCCAAGCGATAGTAAAATAATAGAAGTAAACCACACTGACAATCCGTGGTTTCCCGAAGTGTTGGATGCGGAGCGATTGCGTGATTTAGAGCGCGACCCTGACACATACGGTCACATATGGGAAGGCGAGTTCTTAACGCGCACAGATGCGCAGGTATTCGGTGGCAAATGGGAAGTTAAAGAGTTTGCGGCCCACGACAAAGAAGGCAAGCTACGGGATGGATGGGTTGGGCCATATCAAGGGGTAGACTTTGGATTTAGTGCTGATCCGCTTTCTGCGCACAGGTACTGGCTACATGATGATACGCTTTATTGTGAATATGAAGCCTATAAGGTTGGTGTCGAAATGGATCATACCGTTGCATTTATCAATCGAAACATTCCAGATTTTGCCAAGTATGTATCACGGGCAGACAGTGCCGAGCCAAAAACAATCAGCTATCTGCAAAGGCACGGTTTCCCCAAAATGGAGGGCGTGAAGAAGTGGCCGAATTCGGTAGAAGAGGGAATACGCTTTCTTCGCAAGTATAAAAAGGTTATAGTGCATCCAAGATGTACGGGCGCAATCAGCAATATGAGGCTTTATTCACATAAGATTGATAAAAACACCGACGATGTTCTGCCCGATATTGTCGATGCAAATAATCATATGCCAGATGACATGCGCTATGCTATAGCACCAATCATCAAGGCGCAAAACTCTGGTAAAATGGTGATTAGAATATGAAACACGAACAGCACACAGTCGAAAAACAAAGTGGCGAAGTTACCGCAATGCTACAGGCGGCGTCCCCAGTTGTGGATATAGCCAAGGGCGGCGATCATATGCGCGGGCTTGGTAAACAGCGTTTACCACAATTCCCCCTAGAAAGTGACGACGACTACAAGGCACGCTGTAAAAGTTCATGGCTGTTTGATGGGGTGGGTAAGGCTATCGATGATATGACGGGTAAGGTGTTTGAAAAACCTGTGGCACTTATGGAAGGCAACGGCAAGCTGTCTGACTGGGCATCGGATATTGATAAAGAAGGTCGTGACCTATCTAACTTCGCGCGTGATGTGTTTGAATCCGCTATAAAGATGGGTTTATCATTTATCATGGTAGATGCGCCTGTACGACCCGATCTGGTGACTGTGGCACAAGCTGAAACCCAAGGATTGCGGCCTAGCATGGCGCATGTGGCATTGGTTGACGTGTTGGGCTGGAAGTGGGTTTCGACCAATAACGGCCCCACGTTGATGCAATTTCGCATTATGGAAAGCGTGGCCAAGCCTGATCGTTCAGAATTTAGCGATGAGAAAATACCGCAAATTCGCGTGTTGGATTTAGTTGAAGGGCGTGTGAATGTTCGGCTGTTTCAACAAAACGGCAAACAAGAATGGGTTGAAGTTGAGGGCGGTGGCCCAACAGAACAAACTGAAATAATGGTTACGCCTGTTTATACCGCACGTACTGGCTTTTTCACTGCAAGGCCACCATTGGCGCGGCTGGCAGAAATCAACATGGCGCATTGGCGTTCACAGTCTGACCAATCTAATATCATGCACCACGCCCGCGCACCGATTAAATACTTTCATGGGTATGCGGCTGAAGATATCGCGGCATTTAAGGAAAGCCCAGGCTATGCGTTCTTTTCAACAAATGAGGCCGCAAAGGTTGGTGTTGTGGAGCATGGCGGCGAGGCGATAGGCGCAGGTCGGCAAGAATTAAAGGATATGGAATTCCAAATGCAGGCGGCGGGCTTGCAGCTTGTTATATCCAAAACAGGCAACAACACAGCAACGGGTGATGCTATTGATGAAGGCAAGCAAAACAGCCTGCTATCTATGTGGGCTGATAACCTAAAAGACGCTTTAGAGATTGCGCTTGGTTGGATGGTAGACCTTGGCGGGCTTGGTAGCACATCGACTGAAGTATTCGTGAATAAAGACTTTACCGCAACGGCTCTGTCGCATCTGACATTTGAACAGGTTGGCAAGATGTTTGCCCTTGGCGCGATTGATGCGGGCCTATACATTAAAGAGGGTGTTCGACGTGGTATTTTATCAGAGGACGTTGATCCAGAGCAAGTGAAAGAGGACGTTCTAGCGGATGCAATGGGACAGCCTGAGGTTGTTGACGAATGAACATTGCCGATGAAATGCTAGATCATACGGTACGGCATCAAGTAGGTATTGAGGGCTATAAGCGGCGCGTTGTTGGCGAAATACTCCGCATGGTGCAGGGTGTTCACGACAAGGCGGCATTGCGGCTGATTAAAAAAGACATTCAGTCTTTGGGCGTTAGGGATTTATCCAGATTATTAAAGGTCGTGGATAGGGATATAAAGAACGGATACAAGCCTATTATTAGCAAGATAACCAAAGAATTAAAAGACATTGCTCCGTTTGAGGCGGGTTTTCAGGCTGAAATGTTTAGGTCTACAATCCCTGTAACCGTTGATTTTGTGGCACCCGCAACAGCCCAGATATTCGCGGCGGCAAGTGCGCGGCCATTTAATGGGTTTCTGCTTAAAGATTGGCTGTCTGACTTGGATGTAAAAGCCGCTACCGAAATAAAGCGCGTAATACGTGAAGGCTTCACAGACGGTCGCACAACACAGCAAATTGTCAGAACGATAACAGGCACCCGAACAACAAACGGCGTTGCCACCATAAGCAAGCGCAAGGCAGAGGCTACAGTTAGAACGGCCATAAACCACACTGCCAGCGTTGCGCGTGATGAAGTCTACAAGGAAAATTCAAACATTGTTGACCGCGTGCAATGGGTATCAACGCTAGATGGTCGCACAAGTGCTATATGCCAGTCTAGGGATGGAAAAACATGGCCAATGAATGAAGGCCCACGTCCGCCCGCGCACATTAATTGCTTACCCCCTGATACTCTTGTAACGTCCCGTTATGGGATCACGGGTGCTACTAAGCACCGTTTCGATGGACAGCTTGTCGTCATCAGAACTGCCTCCGGCAAGGAACTCACCAGCACCCCTAACCACCCTGTATTGACGAGCATCGGTTGGGTTGCTGCTAACCAAATTTCGAAAGGAAATAATGTAATCTGCGATGGCGGGGCTGAGCGGGTGTCTGCCGCTACGAACATGGATTATCAAGACATGCCAGCCCGCATCGAGGATATAGCGGAGGCGTTCTTCAGTTCTAGCGGCGTGGTGGCCGTGCCAGTGCCAACCACCACCGAAGATTTCCACGGCGACGGGATGAACGGCGATGTCGCAATTGTAGCGACCAATGGCCTTTTGTACGACAGGCTTAACCCCGCGTTGTTTGAGAAGTCTAACCAGAGCGCGCTCGTACTCGGAAACGTGGGTTTGTCTGTATTCGCGCGTTTTAGCGGTCTTGCATCTATGCTCTTCGGAGTGCCTTATGCCTCTGACCGCATCATGAGCGGCTTTAGAAAGCTGACTTCGTTGCTCAGGTGTAGTGTTAGCCATACGTGCATACTGTTGCTCAGATCGGTTTCTAATATGAACGCCGTTTTCTTTAAGGATGCGCTTAATGACATTGGCGGAGACACCGTGCGTCTTGCCCACGCCACCAGCACCGATACCACAGGCATATTCAGAAATGATTGCGGGAGTATCGGGGTAAACCTTACACCTGTTTTCGGGTGTAATTCCCGATTGGCGCAAGATACGGTCAACGACTTTACTAGTAACACCAAGTTCGCGCGCCGTTTCCGCGACACTCAAGCCGGAATTGTAAATGGGGAGAACGCCACCAATGGCGATAGTGGATTTGTTTCCGCGCATCTTGATCTTGTTGGATTTGATGATTTTAGCAATGTGGTAATCGCTGATGCCAAACTCTCGGCTGAGATTATTAACGGATCGACCGGCCCCGTATTCTCTGATGATGTAGTCAGCGTTAAGCGCGTTAATTTTAGCGGACATGTTTATAACCTCGAGACTGAAAAAGGGTTTTATACTGCTGGTGGAATTATAACACATAATTGCAGAAGCACAACAATTCCCATCATAAAATCATGGAAGCAACTTGGCATAAACCTAAAGGAAGC